CACGTTCCCCAAAGCATTGCGTCGGCGACCGAGCTGAAGACTCTGGCTACAGTCCTGAACCAGATCATTTCGCCACGCACCAATTCTCCTATCATTCAGATTATTCAGGATACGCTTACGGGTTCGTTCCGTGTATCTCAGGATCACGTAGACGTTCCTGAGCATATTGCGATGAATATCATGTCGCGAATGAAGAAGTCGTTGTCCACGTACCGTCGCAAGGACCGTCCAATCACCGGCAAGGAACTGATGTCTACGACGTTTCCGCTGATGAACCTGAACGGTGAGGCAAAGGTCGTGAATGGCGAGTTGAAGGCTGGAATTATGGGGAAGGATGCGTACGGTTCAGCATCTAAGGGCGCAATCCACGTGATCTTCAACGATTTCGGTCCGAAGCGTGCCGGACAATTCATTAACGATATCCAGAACATTGTGACGAAGTACAACCTGTTCTCTGGGTTCTCTGTAGGCCCTTCGGATCTGATTGTGAATGCCGAGACCGACCAGTTCATCAAGACGAAGATCATGGAATGTAAGCAGAAGATCGCGGACATCATGTCATCAGTTCATGCGGGAACGTTCCTGAACGCCGATGGTCGCGAGAATGGCGAGGAGCTGGAGAATCAGATCATGAAGGTTATTGGAGACACGAACAATACAGTTTCCAAGGAAGTTATGGACAAGTTGGCCAAGGATAATCGGATGTACCAGATGGTTAAGTCCGGTGCCAAGGGTAATGCTTTCAACATTGTCCAGATGATGGCTCTTCTGTCACAGCAGCAGGTTGGAGGTAAGCGTATCCAGTACACGCTACAGGATCGTACGCTACCGCACTTCCACAAGTATGATGACGGTCTAGAGGCACGTGGGTTCGTAGAATCTAGTTTCATTGGCGGAATCCGTCCAGCTGAGTTCTTCTTCCACGCTATGGGAGGACGCGAGGGTCTTATTGATACGGCTATTAAGACTTCAGATTCGGGCTACATCCAGCGCCGTCTCGTGAAGACGATGGAGGATATTCATATTGAGTACGACGGTACTGTTCGTAATGTGAACGGCGCGATCGTCCAGTTCCATTACGGCGGTGATGGGATTGATTCGGTGTGCGTAGAGAAGCAGACGCTTCCACTAGCTCTGATGTCTATGGAACAGATCTTCCGCGACTTCGCGATTTCGGCTGACGATATTTCGGCAGTCGTGAAGGGTGAGGTAAAGGAGTTCCACGATATGGTTGATCGGATCATTGAGGATCGCGATACACTGGTGCGAGACGTGTTCCGCTTCCGTAAAGAGGAAACGGTATTTGTACCTGTACACTTTGAGCGGATGGTGGAGAAGTATACGAACCCTTACTCAGTAAAGACCGATCTAACTCCGCAGTATGTCGTTGACGAGCTGGACAAGATGTGCGTCCAGCCAGCAGTCGCACACAACAAGCTGTTTCAGATTATGTTGCGATACCATCTAGCTCCCAAGAAGTCTATTATCAAGATGCGTCTGACAAAAGTAATCTTTGACGAAATGCTGAAGGATATTCATTTCCGGTACATTAAGTCCAAGGTTCATCCGGGCGAGATGGTAGGTACGATGGCCGCACAGTCAGTAGGAGAGCCTACGACGCAGCTCACACTGAACACCTTCCATTCAGCCGGTACTTCAGCTGCGAACGCTACGGGAGGTGTACCGCGTATTATGGAGCTTCTCAGTGCTTCGCCGAACCCCAAGACGCCTATTGACACGATCTATCTGGATGCTTCAATTGCGGGATCACAAGATGCGGCAATCGCCAAGAAGCGTGAGATCCAGAAGACGACTCTGCGAGATATCACGAAGTCGGTGCGTATCTACTACGATCCTAACCCACTGTCAGACAACACGGCAGTCCAGGAAGACCGGGATATTCTCCAGTCGTACCAGAAGTTCTCGGTCACGAACGGACAGTTGTGTACGTCTCCGTGGGTCGTACGCCTAGAGTTTGATGACATGGAAATGGTTGCGCGCAACGTAATTGATATGACGATGATTGCAGCCAAGATCCAGAACAATCGCGTCCTGAAAGTGTTTGAGTGCATTCACTCGGACACCAATGCTCCTGGCAAGCTCGTGATGCGTATCGTGTTTGCGGCCGATACTGTGAAGACTGTTCTGGCTCTGAGGTTCATTGAGGATAAGTTGCTGGATACTGTTCTCAAGGGTATTGAGGGTGTGGGGCGCGTATATCCTCGCGAAGTCAAGGATGAGCTGACGTATGATGAGAAGACTGGAGGGTATGTTTCGGCATCGCAGTGGGTTCTGGATATTGAAGGTACGAATCTCCTGGATCTGTCTACAGTTGCGAACGTTGACCCACTGCGTTCGTTCTCAAACGATATCCACGAGATCAAGGACGTGTTTGGAATTGAGGCGGCACGTATTGCCCTGATGCGCGAATTCAACACTGCTTTCGCTAGCTCATCAATCAATTACCATCATCTGATTACGCTCGTAGATGCGATGACGTACCCAGGCTTCTTCCTGAAGGCTGATCGTGCGGGAATGTCCAAGAATACGGAGAACGGTGTACTGGCCAAGTCGTCGTTTGAGGAGACGGCCAAGCATCTGTTCAATGCGGCACTGACGGGCGAGTCGGACAATATGCGTGGAGTATCTGCCAATATCATGTTTGGACAGAAGCCGCCGTGTGGAACTGGCTTTGTAGATATCCTGATTGACGAGACTAAGTTGCCGGAAGGTACGGAAGAAGATCATGCGATCTTTGAGGAGGAGCGCCGGACGGTCCACGAGATTCTTGAAAAGGAGTCGGAGAAGGAAAGTTCTATCAGCATGTCTGACCTGAACATGTTCTAAATAAAAAAAAGTAAAACTCAGTTTTGAGACTTACTTTATTTTGAAAATTAAATTAAATTAAAATTTAGGGTTGAACAACTCTGATTTTTAGTTTAAAACATATCTAATTGGCAAGTTATATCATGAGCTCCGTTTGCTGGAGAGCCGGAAGTGTATGATGAATACAAAGAAATTCGGTCACCAGTATTGAGGCGCGTAGAGGCATTGTAGAATGATTTCTGGGTATCAGTTGATCCAAAAGTTACCGTAAAAGGAGTACTTAATAGTCCATTCGTAGACATAGAAATAGGACCAACATTTTGACTCGCAGAAACGACCCAGCTACTCCCGCTTCCGCTAACAATCGTAGTTCCTGCTGTGACTGGACTTGCGTTCGTTCCAGAAAGGTACTGTCCAATCGCAATTGAACCAGTTACTGAGCTGACAGTTAAAGCTGTACCACTAATGGTTCCTGTGAATGAACTGTTTGGAATGCCTGTCGTTATAGTGATGGTAGACCCGACCGAACCAGCAGTTTGAGAAGGATATACGGTCCAAGTAGACCCGCTTCCCGACACAATGTAAGTGTTCAAGCCTACGCCTGGTCCATTCACCGACTGTCCAACCGCTATGCTTCCTAAGGACGGACCGCTAACTACAGTCAACGTTGTTCCAGAAATGTATCCAATGATACCTTGTGCTGCAGTTCCATTAATGGAGTTGGCGGGATTATAATATACTGATAACGTTAGCGTATTTGTTCCGCCAGGTGCCACGTTCATGGAAGCAGACATTCCCGAAAGTAATCCTGGCTGCTGCATACGGTAAAATGGCGCCGGGAGACCGGTGTCAGGGTACTGCCCAGCAGAAATCGTCTGAGTTCCGGGCCAGAGGTACCCTCCACTTCCGGCGGAAGTAATGTTTCCTTTGAGACCGTAATAGAGAACTGCAGGGTAGTTGTATGTACTGAACCCTTTACCTCCAGCAGATTTTGTAACTAAATCTGTTCCCGGACCAATTTGAATACCTGGAGATGCCAGGTACGTAGGATCTAAAATAGTTAAAGGAGTAGATTGAAGAATATCGGAAGCAGTATATGACTGGGTCATTGTAGGATATATTATGCCAATTGTAGTGGTACGTAACTGAATAGATCCGATACCATAAGAGTCATTGGTTTCTACGCCAACGTATGAACCAGTAGATGTAGTATCCGAAGGCTGTGCTACGTAAATATTAGTATCGCGAGTACTAACCTGATTTGTATTTGAAACCAGAACTCCGCGCTTGTTCCCAGACCCATTAGAAGAAACGTTTATCGTTGAAGCTTTGATGCTGTTGAAAGAGAACACCTCCGGACCAGGAGCGCCTGTTCCTCCAAACTCAATTCCTGTAACTGTAGACGTAGATCCTGTAGGAACCCATGCGTTATTAACAGAGACGACAGATGTGCGTAGTTTAGATGTCTGCGATGACGTTCCGCCAAAATACATACCTTTTAATGTCACTGGACTCGCAGTAGAACCAGTGTATCCCAAATTCATTGATAAGTATTCTACACGAGAGTTTTCACCCATTGTAATCATGGTTGTAGGTGAAGACGTCGCGGTAAAATTCAGAATACATGTTTGTAACGATACTCCTGTCAGAGATGTTCCGTTATTAAGAAAGAGCGGTCCTGTTAATGTGTACTGACCGGGAAGAACCATGACTGTTTGACCGTACATAGCAGCTGAAACAGCAGTATTGACTGATCGGTAAGGCGTCCCCCCGACTGAGGCTGTTGCATCATTACCGTACACTTGATCTACGATGAGAGTGTTGCCACGAAGGACTCCGACAGGAACGTAAGATGAAGAAGAAGCTTTGCCTGAACCGACAACTGCCCGACCTCCTCCGGGGGAGTATCGTATAAGAGACATTTGAGTAGCCTTTATTAGTCGTTGAGAAGTAAATATGATCAATATGTCTGACCTGAACATGTTATAAACACATAAAACCTAAAATTTGGGATTGAACAATCCTATTTTTTTAGTTTACGTATACGTCAGCATAAAATGAAAATGGAACCAAAATATGACTCTGTGGTTACAGCTGTCATATCTGCTTTTAAAAGCCGCGCAGACTTTGGGTTTAAGAAGTACGGAACAAATTTGGATCGTAAGGATCTGAAGCATCTAGACTGGATTCAGCATACGCAGGAAGAACTCATGGATGCTATTCTGTATTTGGAGAAGATGAAGCAGGAGTTTAGTTGCTGTACGCCAGACCGCCCATGCCCGACATAATGCGGAGGATGTTGTAGTTGACGGCATACACGCGAATATCCCAAGGGTTGGTCTCTGACACGGTAATAGGAGTGACATAGCCGTTACCCACCAGTCCATGAGTCGGGTCGCATCCAGAGAAGTTGACAACGATCGTGGCCGTATCAATGCGCGAGAAGTTGCACGTACCTGAAGGCTGGTGCTCCTCCGGCTTGAGCGCGAATGAGTACAGATACGCGCCACCCTGGAACTGAGTTCCGGCGTTCTCGTCGTTCACGTTTCCGCTGGAACCAAGCAGATCCGTGATCGGGTTGAATGAGCCAGTGTGGTGCTGTAGCGGCTGGATCTTGTTGAAGTAGTCACCATAGCGCTTATCTAGACGGTCCTGGCCGTTAATCTGGAGGTGCTGCTCGTATACAGGGTTGACATCGTACGTGAATGGCTGGAGGCGGTACGTCGCAGCGGAACCGTCCCATCCGTTAGTGCCACCGGACTTGACATACGCAGACTGGAGATGGCAGTTAGTGTAGCGAGACTGCTGGATCACCCATACGAGTTCCTTGACGGGGTGGTTGAACGTCAGATCAACGCGGTTCTGGGCGGACGTAAGACCAACGTCCTCGTTGTACTGCGTCTGCTCAATGAGGTACTCGTGCGAGTTCTGCGCCATGCGGCGACGCTCCTCGGTATCCAGGTAGATGTAGTCAATGTACACCGCAGCCTGGACGGGCTGAGCAAGAGACTTGGCGTTGTTGAAGTTACCAGCAACGAACTTCGCGTCATTCCACTCAATGTTGATCTTCACCTCGTGGTACTGTAGCGCAATCAGGGGTAGAGCAGTGCCTGGGTTGCGGGTGTAGAAGAAGTTGAGTGGGACGTAGCATACGGTAGGAGCCGGTACACGACCCGATCCAGCCGTGCATGAGGCGGGGTTAGGAATAGTGAACGTCTCTGAGTTCTGTCCATAATAGTTCGTTAGACCAACCATCTTAGAAAGCTTGAGGCCAGCCTGTACGTCAGACGACAGGCAGTCCCAGAGGAACAGCCACTCACCATACAGGCGGTCAATCAGCTGTCCGCCAATATCCAGCTCCACATACTTGATGAGATTGTATCCCAGACGGTACTGGTCGTTGTTGAAGACAGCTCCCGGCGGCAGCACAACCTCCAGGTACGTGGAGTACAGGAGATCGGCGTGGCGACCGATCAGTGCGGAATGCTTGACGCCCCAAGCAGCCTGGCCCGTTAGATTAATACGGAACGGCTCCATCGCGAAGTTCGTGTGGCGCTTAAACAGACCCTTCCAGAAGGTAATCTGGGGATTGCCGGAAAGGTATGCGTCCTGAGCGCCGTAGGCAACGAGCTGAAGTAATCCGCCGCCCATTATGTATTTATATGTTCCTTACACTCTTTTTTTCTGGAATCTACTTGCGAGTATGGCGGGAGCGCCGACGAGACCGACGACGCCGACCTCCAACCGAACCATAAGCATCAGCTCCTTGTACAGCTAGAGCCGGTGATTTCGCATCCCAAGGAACAGCATCCTT